ATAATTAGGTATACTCAATGACAAATAATACCGTAATTCATAAGTGCTCGACTTGCCCCAAAACATATAAAAATGCGAATTCATTAAAAAAACACATTGATACTTGTGCGTCAAAGAATGCCGGTCCTGTTACATCCTCCTCCTCTACAAGTAGTTCATCAAACGAAAATAAAGGTGAAAATAAAAAGGAGGCGAATTTAAATGTGAAAGACAGTGGAAATGGTGATAGCAATAATAACGTTAATAACTATGATATAAATATGATATTTGGAAAAGGAAACGCGGTTCAGGTGGATGTAAAGAAACAAACTGAACAAACCACGCGTGATACTCATATAAGTCACGACGATGACGATGACAGTGACAATGACAGTAACGACGATAATGAACTAAAGGATATGTTGAGACCTAAAATATCACACACGTATCAAGATGAGATTGATAAGCTGGAGAACATAATTGACTTGTTTAAAAATTTACACATATCAGAGGATCCTACTAAAAGGGATCTTACCATTACTCAACTGAAGAGCACGCTCAACGTATTGATGACACAGTCACAGAACCTAATAAAGGAAATGAAGGTAATGGCTCATAGAAATAGTTATTACAAGAATAATATCATGTTGGCATCTTATTTATTAGATAGATGTAGACAGGAGGTTCCTGACGATGAAGAAGAATTTGAAGCCATGTTTAGTTCTAAGACGCGTAGATGAAAATCTACATGTAATGTAAATGTTGACTGAAATCTTTATATTACTATCATTAGTATTTTTGGAATCAATTGCTGAGTACGAGTTGAAAAAGGCTTCCATCGTCAAAGAACATTATTCATATTTACTATTTGGAATACTATTTTATGGTTTTGTAGCCTTATTTTTTTATTTTTATTTATTTCATGTCAAGAATTTAGCAATAGCTAATGCTATTTGGAACGGAGGAAATATGATTCTTATTACATTGGTGAGTATACTATTTTTTCATGAACATTTAGCACCAATTCAATATTTGGGTTTATTAATGATAGGAGTTGGAATAGTATTGGCTAGAACATAGGGTACATAACAGTATTATTTTCTGAATAAAATATTCATATCTTTGCGTAAAATAAATAATATAACGATATTATATAAATGCCTTTTCATAAAAAATATTCGCGAAAAATGCGCGCAGGCCGTAAGCAGGCTCGTCGTTCTTCTCGTGTTAGACGAGGTGGCGATGAACCAAAAAACGACGACTATGATATCGAGATGGGACCACGCCCAGATTCTCCAGAACAACAAGTCGCATCTATAGACGCAGATGATATGGAGAAAGGTTTAACCAAGTTCTCGCCTGAACCTACTGAACCCGGCGAGGAAATGCTCGGTGGAAAGAAGCGTTCACGTAAATCCAAGAAACACCACAAAAAGAAAAGGCATACAAAAACCAGAAAAGGAAAAAAGCATTCGAGACGCTATAAGAAATAAATAGTTATGTCACTAATATGATACTCGTAAACGTTGATCAGTTTAGTCCGCCAATAAATAATCAAACTATAACAATATATGTGGTATTGTTATATTTTACGAAATAAATTAGAACAGTTTAAGCATAATACCTATAACGGTTCAACAAATAATCCAATAAGACGTTTAAGACAACATAACGAAGAAATCAAAGGTGGCGCAAAGGCGACGCACGGAAAAGGCGGTGCCTGGGAAATTTGTGCCATGTTGTCTGGATTTCCTGACCATATTAATGCTCTTTCATGTGAGTGGAGAATGAAGTGTCCGTCTGGAAGACCGGGAAAGAGAGAAAGTAAATATCAGGGTGTCAAAGGTAGGATAAATTCGTTGAATGAAATATTGCCATTAGACCGATGGACTGGACAATGTATAGTTGATAACTGCGATTTTAAATTTAAACTCCATATTTTGCGTAATGTAGTTGGATATTTGGACCAAACAAAGCTTCCTGAAAATATAGAACTGGTTATTGTTGACATAATCGACGGGAGTTGTCTGGAATTGGAGAAAGAATTATACGAAAAAATTGAACCGGACTATTGAATAAATATTAAATATATAACAGAACGATGGATCATCAGATATTATTTGAACGAATTACAAAGAAGTTGGACGAGGAGGTGAATGAAGACTTCATCAAGTCCACCAAAACAGAAAATGGAAACACGCAAATTAGTGAGCGTGTAGTGATTGAAAAAATTAGAGAAGTCCTTGTCTCCCTCGATCTGTCTTTTGAGGAGGCGGGAAGCCAACAATCCAAGGATTTTAGAAATGTTGGAGGAATTGGATTAAATCTTGAAATAAAGAAGACTGACAACCCAGTCATTTATTTCAATGATACTTGTCCGTCCAAAGATATTTACTACGTCATATTCTTTACTGGAAAAGAATATAAGCGAACACCTGACAAGAATATTCTTCCCCAGTTGCTCTACATCAACGGAGAGGAGTTTATCCGCGATTCGCCTTGGATTGACACCTACATTGATGAGTTGACAGCATTGAAGGACAAGTATGCGCGTGGGCCAAACAAGAAGAATTTGGCAGGTATTATGGAGGTTTATCCTCGTCCAACATTCAAAGCAAATATTGCCAGGTTTCTGGGAATGAACCCGCCACCGATTGAAGTCGCGATAAACGAGGATGAATTAGTAGCCGCAGCCAACTCTTTGATGACCATGTCGTCGGGTGTTGTGTAAAAAAGAGTTGGGTTAGTAGAATTAGTAGAATGTGGACAGATTTTGTTAGTACAGTAATTTACATAAGTAAGATTTTTTCTACGATTTGTTTAATAAGCGGAGGTGGAACCGCATTTCCGATTTGCTTGATTTTATCCTTTTTATTGCCAAGTAGTTTGAAATCAGACGGAAATCCTTGAATCTGTTTCAACTCATCTGGTAAAATACATCTGATATAATATCCATTTTTATTTTGAAGGGGGACAAACAATCTCGGTTGATGGTCGTATGTACATATAATCGTCTTGCTCGGCTTTCTAATATCGATAATCTCACAATGAATCGGCGAATCGCGCTTAGAGAATGAAAGGAGCGAATGATGAACCTTTCCAGCATACTCTTCTCCGCGTGTCTTCGCCTTGAGTCTTAAATAAGGATGAATATTGGGCGTATCTTCGCCATCATCATTTTCCATATCGGTAAGAATACATTCTTGTGGTATCGTCGTCATATCAAAATCGTCAGGTTCTATACGGATGGCTCCTTCCATACTGAATTGGATGATATCTTTTAAATGAGGTAAATTGGTCTTTCCGTTGTTCAAAGGTTCGGGAAAGACGAATGTTTTATTTAAATCCTTGCGAATACCGACAATTATAAGACGTTTTCTAAGTTGCGGAACACCATATTGGACTGTGTGACAAACTTGATATGTAATATTATATCCAATCTTTTCGAATTCCGACACAATTACATCTATATAGTTTTCTCCTGTGGCTGTCTTTCGGTTAAGAAGTCCGTCGACATTTTCACCAATAACATATTTTGGTTTAATTAATCTAGCAGTTCTAGCAAATTCTCGAAATAATGTGTTACGCGGGTCGTCTGGTAATTTTTTACCTGCGTTACTGTGTCCTTGACATGGAAACCCAGAAAAGATTAAATCCACTACATCGATGTAGGCATTGAATATATTATCTGGAATTAATTGAATATCTCCTTGGTTCTTTTCTTTTTTTTGGCTTGGGTCAAATATGAATGTGGAATGCGGGAAATTTAATTTATGTGAATTTGTAGCAGCTTTATCAAATTCGTTAAATGCGACTACGTCAAACCCAGCCATTTCCATACCGAGAGTGTCACCACCCATCCCTGAAAATAGACTAATTGCTTTTGGCTTTGCGCTCATGTTAAATATATATGTCATCTTATGTTTATATAATTAACTTTATCAATTTTTTATTTTTTTGTTATATAGATTACACGTATATCCGCGTAATCATGCTACATTACGGTGCTTCTATGATTTTATAATTATGGAAATCTCGCGTGGATTGGTGATAATATTCTATATAGTGATTCATCATCTCTGTATATATGCCAATGTATTTTTCTTTTCTTGAAATTTCGGTATCAATTGACGTATCATTTGTAAATAAGGTGGTCCAATAATCCGACGAAAATGGGTTAAAAACAGTTGATTTGTTCTGTTTTTTTTTGTCTTGTAGTTTACGAATGCCCATTTTAGTTATTGAAATATCGATATTAAACCCGATATATTTTTTATACAAATGATAATTCAACTCTTTACAAAGGCGATAATTCAAAGGAAGTTCGTGTGTATGTATTCTTCTAAGCCGTTTCAACGTTTTAATTGGGAGATATTGTTTAATATAACGGACGAGTTCTGGTGGTAACCGGTTAACATATTTAAGTAATGTACTGTCTGTTATATAACTACCCATGATATATGTATGTAGGTATACAACTATACTTTTATTATCTATTGATTGTCTAATATATTATGAACTAAGAAAAGGGCACTACCATCAACTGAGAAAAGAGAACTAAGAAAAGGGCACTACCACTACAAACAACAGCTTATAATAGGTTATAAAAACTGCCTATAGTGTAGTGGTGATATAAAAAGGCCAATAGACCAAACGATACATCAATGGCTAATATTTTCCAGGAGTTTGCGTTTTTAGTAATTGCCATGTAGGCAAATAAGAAGTAAAGGAACGAATGGATTGGTCGTAAAGAATTCCACCATATTTTCTCGCCACCAACTTCTAACCCGGTTTTTCTGGCGCCGGTAGCATATATGTAAAGAAATCCAATGGCTGGTAAAAGAGCAATGTATCCTAAAAGAGGTAAATAACTAGCGTCTATTTTCTTTGCTAAAAGAACAAACAACGAACGGGTTCCTATACATCCAATCAAAAACGAGAGAAATCTACGTTGAATAGGGTTCATACTTATAATAAATATGAATATATTTTTATCTATATAAAGTATACATGCGTAGAATAAAAACGCGACGCCGAAATAATAAACCAAAGACTCGAAAGACGGTAGGTAAAAGACCTACGAATCGAAAGCGTAAATATACTCGTAAAGTTCGGGGCGGAGATCTAATACCAAGAGGTGTAAAGAATATGTTAACACAAGTTGGACTCCGGAACATAACAAATATAGAAGAAATTAAGGATTGTAATTCAATAAATAGTCAAACAGTTCCTCGTTTGTTTTTAGTTTTACAAGGGATGCGCAATTATAATGAAGACATGTATAATTATTATATGCCGTTGGATAGTGATTCGCCTGAATCTAAACAAATTAAATGTGAGCGGTTAAATGCTTTACGAGAAGAATGGATTCAAAGAAAGAATGACGAAATCAAAACCGGAAGAATAGATACAGGTATGGATCGAGCTATTATAAATAAAACGTTTATGGGAATGAATAAAGATACTACGCGATACTTTCATTTTTTAGCAGATAAATATTGCTATGTTGTAGAAGACGACCAAGAAAAACCGCAAATATGTAATACGTATACGAAAGCACAACTACAAGAAGAGTTAGGTGGGCAACAATAAAAAGAGAACTAAAAAAAAGGCACTTATATTAGAAAATGAATTGGGTTGTCGATGGAATCATCTCATGGATTGGCCGAATGAACGACCCTAAAAATTGAAGTAAAAAATGTATTTAATATTATTATTAACATTAAATATTAATACTTCAAGTATACAGGTAAAAATCGTAAAATGAATGAACATACACGCATTATTCCTGTTATGAAAGTAGTAAGTGAATTTACTACAGCTTGTTACAGGGGTGATATAGAATTGGTACAGTTTTGGGGGACTTATCGTTCAGACGTATTTACTAGTTTTATAATTGATATGTGTTATAATGATGAACGGTTATTTCATAAAGTATGCGAAAATGGGCATTTGAATGTGGCAAAGTGGCTTTATAATTTACATCCATATATACTAATAGATAATTATAATAGCATATTCCATATTGCATATACAAAGGGTTATTTAAATATGTTAAAGTGGGTGGTTAAGAAAGACCCGGAATATATAGAAGACAAAACAAAATTAATCGTTCCATTTTGGGAATCTTGTCTAAATGGTAAGTTAAATATAGCAAAATGGATATATGCGAATTCTAATGAAAGAGTATATTCTTTAAATAAGAGGTCGTTATATTACGGGTATAAACGCAATATGTTGTTGGATATTTGTGGGGAAGGAAATTTATTTATAATAAAATGGTTATTAACGATAATACCTTCTATAGAAGATGAAGCCGATACAATGGAAATATTTAATAAAGCATGTGTATATGGCAAATTGAACATAGCAAAATGTATAATAAATAGATATCCAAATATAAACATTTCTGCCAAAAACGAAGAGACATTTAGATTGGTTTGTAGTTGGGGGCAAGTGAATATAGCAAAATGGCTATTAAAAATAAAACCAGATATAGATATAAGTGTCGAATCGGATAATGCCTTTTATCAAACATGTAAGTATGGTTATTTAGAAATGGCCAAATGGTTGTTAAAAATAAAACCTGATATAAACAATAACCTAGTCACGTTCGTAAATCAAGACACATATGAATTGTTTACATATGTATGTAGGCGAGGACATTTAGATGTAGCAAAATGGTTATATGAATTACATCCATATGATAATGGCTTAGAATTATGCGACGCTATAAATTTTAGAAAGACAAACCCTGATGTAATTAAATGGATACTTGAAACAATGCCTTATGTGCGTGATTTTGGTAATAGAGTTGGTTTGGTAAATGCGTTTGAAAATTGTTGTTGGTCAGGTGATATAGAACTAGTAATGATGATTTATAACATACTACCAGAGTATATAAGTGAAAGGCATTTGATAACAAGTTGCGCATTTGCCTGGTCATGCTGTAGTGGTAATATAGATTTAGTTAATATGTTGCTCAATATGTTCGATAACATTGATATTTCAATAAATGATGAATTAGCGTTTATAAGTGCTTGTGCGAACGGCCATTTAACGATAGCTAAACTATTATTAGAGTTAAAACCAGATATAGATATTTCAGCACGAAACGATAAAGCATTTCAAAAGGCTTGTGTGAATGGGCATTTAAAAGTGAGTGAGTGGTTAGAAGATATGTTTCCAGAAAAATATTTAATAGGTGAAGAACTGTGTATAGAGAATGATATTACTCATATTAATTATAATAACGACTATGAGGAAGAACTAGATGGTATTTATAGAAATAACCAAGGTGATATAGTTACTAGTTATACATACGAATACACTATATATAAAACAACAAAAATAACAAAAACAATACAAGAAAAAGGCATACCAAAACAAATAGAAGATTGTAGTATATGCCTTACTACAAAAAGTAATGTATATACGGATTGTAGTCACCTATATTGCGAACCATGTATAAGTAAGTGGTTAAAAAGTCATGATAGCTGCCCACTTTGTAGAGCGGTCCTAAGCGAAGAAAACATGTCGAATATAGTAGCATGAATAAATAGTGTAATGTATGTATTTTACACATTCAATGATATGGAAAAGCTTGCTGAACTACGCCGATGATAATGGCCAATATGCCAATAAATGATCCTTCAAAAACGTGAAATGCGTATTTTTAATATGGATTTGTCATATTTGGGACATCATATAGTCAATATATTCTCTATCTACATGATGTAGGTCGTTTATTATTAAGAATATTCATTATATGTTCATGTAGTGGCTACCTACATATGTAGGGAGGTTTTTTCAACCAAAAAAAGTGGTCTGCTTTTGATGAATGTAGCAAAGTCACTTTTTTCGTGATTTTCAATTTGATTTTCGATTTTAAAAAATTACACAAGGTATTTTTGTGTAGTTTTTTTATTTTTGGAAATAGGATTGGAAAAAGCGTGAAAAAGGCGTTTTAGAGCATTATGCTCTCATTTTCATTTTAAAAAATAAAAGTTTGTTACGGTAAATTTTTGGTATTTTATATATTTTTATGCGAAAGGATTTAGGGATTTTTTATGTAACTCTAATATAGAGTTACTATGGATTACGTTATATCGCCAAAAGTCGCCAAACAATTTCATTGTGAACAATGTGACTATACATGTGTTAAGCGCAGTGATTATACCAAACACTTAACGACACTCAAACATAAAAAGAGTTACGATGGAGTTACAATTGATGATAACTGTACGCAAAAAGTCGCGGGGTATGAATGTAAATGTGGAAATACCTACATGTATAGACAGGGATTGTATAAACATAAAACCACCTGCTCCGTCATTCAAGGTACTAATAATAACGACAATAAAACAACAAATGAAATTCCTTTAGATAAGGAATTATTAATAAAAATGCTCTTGAAGAACCAAGATGTAATGGAAAAGCTTGCCGAGGTAATGCCGATGATGATGGAAATAATGCCTAAGTTAGGTAACAACTCACATAATACAACAAATAGTCATAATACGACAAATAATCAGTTTAATATTCAAATGTTTTTGAATGAGCATTGTAAAAATGCGATGAACTTGACGGATTTCATAGATTCATTGCCTATAACGGCGGCAACCTATGATAGCACCATTGAAAATGGCTTAACAAAGACCATTACCAATATGATAACCACTGGCCTAAACAAGTTGGACATACTAGAACGACCTATACATTGTACGGATGCCACGAGAAAAACCCTTTACGTGAAGGAATCGGATATTTGGGAAAAAGATACCGAGTTGATCAAGGTAGTAGAGGGCATAAAAACCCTGATAAGAAAAAAGAGGACGTTGATAAGTAGATGGAAAGACGCGAACAGAGGCTGGGACACAGTAGAGAGTAAACAAATGAGATTTACAGAACTTATTTGTAATATCATGACTGATGTCGACTTTGATGAAAAGGAAACAGGGAAAATCGTCCGGTCGATTAGCAAAAGTGTATACTTGGACAATGAAGACAAGAAAAAATACTTGTGTTGAATAAATATGTTTACATACCTATTGGAATATATTTATTATAATAGTTTGGTTAACCGTTAATCATCCTCCAAAAATAGAAAATGTATATTTTTAATATGGATTTGTCGTTTCTAGGACATTATATATCTATATGATTATCTCTCTACATGATGTAGATGAGTTATTATTAGGAATATTGAATATATATTTATGTAGTGGCTATCTACATGATGTAGTGATGCTTTTTTTAACCAAAAAAATGGGTATGCGTTTGATAGATGTAGCAAAGTCACTTTTTTCGTGATTTTCAATTTGATTTTCGATTTTGAAAAATTACACAAGGTATTTTTGTGTAGTTTTTTTATTTTTGGAAATAGGATTGGAAAAAGCGTGAAAAAAGCGTTTTAGAGCATAATGCTCTCATTTTCATTTTAAAAAATAAAAGTTTGTTATGATAATTTTTCGGCATTTTATATATTTTTATGCGAAAGGATTTAGGCGTTTTTTTCTATTTCCATTATATAGCGTAAATGGAAACAAAACATACACCAGAATACGCCAATAATTTTTATTGTAAAAACTGTTATTTTAAATGTAGCAAACAAAGTGACTGGGCACGACATATATTAACACGTAAGCATAATATGGAAATAACTGGAAATATTGGAAATGAGAAAAACGCGGTTATCTATGAATGCGATACATGTAGACGATGTTTTAAAACAAACTCTGGGCTATGGAAACATAAACATAAAACTACCTGCTCCGTCATTCAAGGGACTAATAACATCGACAATAAACCAAATGAAATTCCTTTAGATAAGGAATTATTAATAAAAATGCTCTTGAAGAACCAAGATGTAATGGAAAAGCTTGCCGAGGTAATGCCGATGATGATGGAAA